ACTGGAGTTTATTGCTTTGATACTTGGGTCGCTTTATGTCGTAAGAATGGGATTAGGTCTATAGGTCAGTTCCATGATGAGATTATAGCATTAGTTAAGAAAGGAGATGAAGAGCAAGTAGAACAGATCATGCATAATGCCGCTGTTAAGTTAAATGACAAGGTAAAACTTAATGTTCCATTAGGTACAGACGTACAATTTGGTGGGACATATGCAGATATACATTAAAAGTGAGTCTTTTATGCAACACAACATAAGTATTTGAATCTAAATAATTTATCTACTTATAAAATATTGATTTACTAGTGGTATATACATATACAACCCCTAAGAAGAGAGGAAATTCAATGGGAAAGAAAGTTTACGTAGAGTGCGAATTAGAGTGGACGAAGTTACGTCCAGAAGATCGTGACATGGGACCAAGAGACGGTAGTGACATGGCTAAGAACATGGAAGCTAAAGATGGTGTCTATGTAGTTAATTGTTTAATCAACGAAGAGCAGAAGAAGAAGATGGTTGCAGATGGTATTCCTAATAAGGGTTTACAAGCTCAGTTGTTCAAGACTAACAAAGAAGGAAGAGGGTTCTACAAGGCTACCCGACCCCATGTTAACCCTAAGTTCAGGAATAAAGACACTGGAGAGATGGGTGTAGTTACAGGCCCACCAGAGATGCTCAAGCAAGTCGATGGTGAGTATGTCAAATGGAATTGGGATACAGATGGTCTTGTGGGTAATGGTTCTAAAGCAACAGTTAAGTTTGATGTTTGGGACGGTAAGATCACTACAATGGAAAAAGTGCTTATAAATGAGTTAGTAACTTATGAAGCTAATGGTGAAGGAGATGCTTTCTAATGAAGGTAACAATTACATTTGAGTCTGATTGTGAAGACGATGGTTTCAACGGAACCACAACAATAGTTAGAGGGGGTATTGATACTCTGTATGACTTAGGTGATGCCTACGTTGACGCTACAAGGGCAGGGGGCTTTAACTACGTAGAAAACGTAGCCTTCGAGAAAGATGATGGTCAGATGGTCTTTAGCGGCTTCTGATGGTTAAAGTCTTAGTAGATGGCGACATCCTAGCTTATAGAGCCGCCTTTGCTACTCAAGATGATCTCCCCAAGGATGCAGAAGAGAAGGTAGAGATATTACTCGACTTCGTTCTTGAGGAGACATTAGACTTTGTTACACCAGATCAATACGAGGTGTATCTAACAGGATCTAATAACTTCCGTTTTGAGGTAGCTAAGTCGCACCCCTATAAGGGAAATAGAACAGCAACAGAAAAGCCTAAACATCTAAAGCATATAAGAGATTACTTGGTTAAGAAGTTTGGTGCTATAGTAAGTGAAGGAGAAGAAGCAGATGATCTAATAGCAATAGAGGCTACCCGACTTGGTCCAGATACTATTGTTGCATCAATCGATAAGGATATGTTACAGATACCTTGTCGTCACTTTAACTTTAATAAGAAGGAGTGGACAACAGTAGATGAATGGTCAGGTACTTTATTCTTCTATACTCAGATACTAACAGGAGATGCCGCAGATAATATAAAAGGTCTGTATGGCATTGGCCCTAAGAAGGCAGATAAACTACTGTTAGACTGTACTACAGAAGAGGAGCTATGGAAAGCCTGTGTTAAGGCTTATGATGGTGATACAGAACGTATAATAGAAAATGCTAGGTTACTCTGGCTAAGAAGGAAAGAAGGAGAACTATGGGAGCCGCCAATAGCAAGAGAAGACAGCATGCTATAAAGAACGGCTATAGATCAGGTCTTGAAGATGACATATCTAAAGACTTAAAGGGAAGGGGTGTAGCTTTTGAGTATGAAACACTAAAGATTAAGTGGACATTACTGGAAAACAAGAGCTACACACCTGACTTTATTTTACCTAATGGCATTATAATTGAGTCAAAAGGAAGATTTATAGTTGCAGATAGAAAGAAGCATTTAAAGATCAAGGAACAACACCCCGACAAAGATATTAGATTTGTCTTTACAAACTCTAGAGGAAAGATTAGTAAAGGCTCTAAGACTACTTACGGAATGTGGTGTGATAAGAATGGATTTAAGTATTCAGATAAATTAATACCACAAGAGTGGGTAGAGGAGAAATAGAATGAGTAAAACAGCAGTAGTGTTTAGTTGCGCACATGCAGACCCGTCTACAAGTAATGAAAGATTTGATTGGCTAGGAGAACTAATCTATGACGTTAATCCCAATTATATCATTGACCTCGGCGATGGTGCTGATATGCGTTCTCTTAATAGCTTTGATGGTAAAAAGCCTGAAGCTCTTATTAGTCAGAATTATGAAAAGGACATTGAACACTACAACGAATCAATGGACAGACTACGAAGAATACCAGCTACTAGAAAATACAAAAGACCTAACTGGTTTGGATTTGAAGGAAACCATGAACATAGACTTAAACGAGCGATCGGACTTGACCCAAGACTTGAGGGAGAAAAGTACGGGGTATCCTTTAGCCATCTTCAGACGGATCATTGGTTCGACGAATACCATGAATACAGAAACTCAGGACCAGCCATAGCAGAGTATGATGGTGTGTCGTATGCGCACTTCTTCCAAGCAGGTAACTTCGGTTCAGCAGTATCTGGATTACATCATGCTAATACGTTACTAGGACACCGATATAAAAGTAGTACTTGCGGTCACAGCCATAAACGTGATATGAAGTTCAAAGATGGTGCTAAGGCTATAGGACTTGTAGCAGGTTGTTATAAGGGTGCTGAAGAGGGTTGGGCAGGTCAGTCTAACTTAGATTGGTGGAAAGGTGTAGTAATTAAACGTGAGATAGACAACGGCATGTATGAGCCTGAGTTCGTATCACTCAAGAGGTTAAAAGAAGTATATGGGAAAACGTAGTGATTTCGTAAGGGTACCTAGAGACTTCTACAGCACTCCTATAGAAGCTGTTAAACCCCTGATCGACCACTTGGATTACTCATTTGATTATGTAGAACCTTGTGCTGGTGATGGGCGTTTAATAAGTCATATAGACGAACTCACAGAGGGTATGGGAAAGTGTTTATACTCTTGTGATATAGAGCCTAAGCACTCTTCTGTAGTCGAGTGTGATGCACTAAAAGTTAACTTTGGTGGTTATGGTATGGTTGACTACTGCATAACTAACCCACCTTGGAATAGAAAGATACTCCACCCATTGATAGATCATTGGTTGGGGATATGCCCCACTTGGCTGTTGTTTGATGCAGATTGGATGCACACTAAGCAGTCAGCACCTTTCATGGACTACTGTAGTAAGGTAGTTTCTGTGGGTCGTGTTAAGTGGATAGAGGGTAGTAAGGGTGTAGGTAAGGATAATTGCTGTTGGTATCTGTTTGATATTTACTTAGATAGGCCAACAGAGTTTCATGGAAGGATACTATAATGAGTAGGTACGATAAAGATGCATCTTGGTACATTAAGTGGTTTGCATCTATTGCACTACTGCTAGGGCTGTCTATAAGGGTACTAGATTTAGAGGGTAACTATAACACCTTTGATTATATCTTTACCCTGATTGGTGCTATCGGATGGTTCATAACGGGCCGACTGTGGAATGACAGATCTATAATGATTTGCAATGGAGCTTATACTGTGGTACTAATAGTAACTTTAATAATAACTTATATGGGGATATAAATGGATAAAGCTAAAGAATACTCAGATTGGGTAGAGAAGAAGATTATGACTGAAGGTGAGACACGACTAGTAGAGAATGTGTTAGGTCTTGTAGGAGAGGCTGGAGAAGTAGCTGAGAAGGCTAAGAAGTTATTAAGAGATAACACTAGACTAAGTAAAGAGGATATGGTAAAGGAGTTAGGTGATGTAGTATTTTATGCGACAGCATTAGCTAATTACTTCGGTAGTGACTTAAGTAAAGTCATGGATATTAATATAAACAAGTTAGATGACCGTGAGGCAAGAGGTGTCTTAGCTGGGTCAGGGGATAATAGATGAGAATATTAAGAGCAATAGGACGTTGGTGGTATAGGTTCATCAACTATATGGTTACATGGGAAATGCATAGAGATGCAGTTAAGCATTTAAATAGGTTAACAGACCGTGAGCTAAAAGACATAGGACTTAATCGTGGCGACATAGATCGTATGATATGGTTTAAAGAAGATAAACAAGATAGAGGAGATACACAATAATGGATAACTACTTACCAACAGATTATCAATCATTTATACACAAGTCACGTTATGCTCGTTGGTTAGATGATGAGGGACGAAGAGAGACTTGGGCTGAGACAGTAGGTCGTTACATGGACAACCTAGTTAAGCCAGTATTAGGAGACTACCCTGATCAGATTAAAGAGATAGAAGAATCTATCTTAAGCCTTAACGTAATGCCTAGTATGAGAGCTTTAATGACTGCTGGACCAGCTATGGCTAGAGATAATACAGCAGGTTATAATTGTTCTTACTTAGAGGTTGATACACCTGTAGCATTTGATGAGGCTATGTTTATCTTGTTGTGTGGTACTGGTGTAGGCTTCTCTGTTGAACGTCAGTCTATTCAGAAGTTACCTGAGATACCTGATACAATGTTTAACAGTGAAACGACAATCATTGTTAAAGATAGTAAGGAAGGTTGGGCTAAGTCACTACGTCAGCTTATTGCATTATTATATAGTGGTGAGATAGCTAAGTGGGATGTATCTAAAGTTAGACCAGCAGGGGCTAAGTTAAAGACCTTTGGTGGTAGGGCATCAGGTCCAGCTCCACTAGTAGATCTATTTAACTTTGTTGTTAAGATCTTTGCAGGGGCTAAAGGACGTAAGTTATCATCTATTGAGTGCCATGATATTATGTGTAAGATAGGTGAGGTTGTCGTTGTAGGTGGTGTACGTAGGTCTGCTATGATCTCTTTATCTAATCTATCTGATGATCGCTTAAGACATGCTAAGTCAGGTTCATGGTGGGAGAATGATCCACAAAGAGGGTTAGCTAATAACTCCGTAGCTTATACTGAGAAGCCTGACAGCTTGTCATTTATGAGAGAGTGGATGGCTCTAGTAGAAAGTGGATCTGGTGAACGCGGCATCTTTAATAGGCAAGCATCTAAAGCTCAGGCGGCTAAGAATGGTAGACGTGATCCTAACTATGAGTTCGGCACTAACCCGTGTAGCGAGATAATATTACGACCAGCTCAGTTCTGTAATTTAACAGAGATAGTTGTACGTGCTACAGATACAGTAGAGAGCTTAGAGAAGAAGGTCAGAGTAGCTACAATACTAGGTACTATACAGTCTACTCATACTAAGTTTCCTTACTTACGTAAGATATGGAAGAAGAATACTGAAGAAGAGAGACTACTAGGTGTGTCTATGACAGGTGTTATGGATAACCCATTAACAACAACTGCAAACGAAGGATTGGAGAACACTCTTGAACATCTTAAAACCATCGCCGTGGCTACTAATGCTATCTGGGCTGAACACCTTGATATCCCTGTTGCTACTGCTATCACTTGCAACAAACCAAGTGGTACTGTCTCCCAACTTGTTAACTCAGCTAGTGGGATTCATGCTCGTCACAGCCCCTACTATATTCGTACTGTCCGTGGTGATAATAAAGACCCGTTAACACAGTTTATGTCAGATCAGGGTATACCTAATGAACCTGATGTAATGAAGCCAGATCAAACTACTGTCTTTAGTTTTCCTATGAAAGCTCCAGATGGTGCAGTGTGCACTGCTGATATGACAGCCCTTGAACAACTAGAGATGTGGTTAGCTTATCAGAGAGCATGGTGTGAGCATAAGCCTTCTGTAACTATTAATGTCTGTAAAGAGGAATGGTTTGAGGTAGGTGCATTTGTATATAAGAACTTTGATGAGATGAGTGGTGT